ATGAATTTAATGAAATTTCAATTAGAAATATATTCAAAGAGGGGCCTAAGCCCCCAAATATTAACCACCTAGTGGATTTTTAGATTTAATTTGAATCTCTTGTATTTGTAGTAGTCATACTACTATTTATCTATTTCTTCCCACTCTTTAGTCTCTGAATTTTGTTTTAACTTCTTTTCGTTTTCAGTAAGGACACTCTCTTTTTTAGCAGCCTCATCCATTCTTTTTTCTATACTATCTAATGGACTTTCTTTTTTAGGAAATGTAAGTAAGGCCAATAACAAGATAGAAAAAGTTATTGAGAAAATCCACAGATATTGAATTAAGAGTTTTTTCATAATAGTATTTAGTGCATAAAAAAAGGCGAGGTTTTGAGGCCTCGCCTTTTAATTTTACTATGTAAAATGATTACATTATGTTCGCTACTTGGACTCTTCTGTAATATCTGTTGGCATTTTTATTACCAGCACCGTTAATTACAGCGTTGTCACTAGCACTTGCTTCAGCAAATGGGTTTGCTTGTAAGCCGTATCTAGTTTTGAATCCAATTTTTGGTTGGAAAGTATCTTGACCAACCGCTCTAACCATTTGTAGAGGTACATATGGGCAGTAGAATATACCAGCGTCATATGGTGATGTACCTTTGTATCCCACTACGAAGTAGTGTTTAGCTGTGTTGTTAGCAGCATATGGATCAATGTACACTTTGTATCTACCGTTAAGAACACCAGCAAAAGTATTACCTGTGTCATCAACGTTTAGGTTATTGTTAAGAGCAGGAGTGTAGTCTAGGACACCAGCCATTTGTAAAGCAGATGCAACATCAGCTGAACAAACGATTAAGTTTCCTTTACCTCTTCTTGTTCTTTGAGCAATCACGTTAGCTTCTCTCTCAACTTGGAACATTAATCCTTTAAATCTCTCAACTGACCATCTACCATTTGAGTCTGTGTCTAAATCGAAGACACCAGCAGATGTTGTGTTGATAGCACTTACAGCACCAATGTGTGTAGATGAGTTATCAGAAGCACCGATTTCAGCGTTGATGTAAATTGTTCTTACAACTTCTCTGTTGATCTCAGCTAAGATTTCAGCAGATAGGATGTTAGCCAATTCAGTTTCAGCGTCTAAACCGTGAATTGCTTTAAGGTCTTGAGCGAGTTCCATAGTGTACTCTGCTTTAAGAGCTCTTGACTTAGCAGTAACAGTTGATTTCTCAATTGAGAATGCCATTTGTGCAAAAGCGTTGTTAGCAGAATCACCTAAAGCTTCAGCAGTACCAGTTGCCATACCTTGGCCTCTAGTGTAAGCTGTGCTTGGGTCATCATTCAATAAACCTGGATTTGTACCAGTTTGAGCAGCACCTGAGTCAGCAGTAGAATCTCCAGCAGCATTTCTGCTTGAAAAATCTGTGTCTGCTTCGTCAAATAAAGCTTCTCCACCTGTTTGAGAAGTAAATCTACTTCTCATTGCGAAGATAAGACCAGTTGGACCAGTCATTGGTTGTACGCCAGCAATATCGTAAGCGATAAGGTTTGGCATAGCTCTTCTTACTAATGAAATAAGGATTGGATCCCAATTGTCAACAGATGAACCTGTTGCATTAGCAGGAGCAGCTTCGTTTAAGAAAGCTCTATCTTCTTTTGATGCTCTTTCTTGGTTTTCCAAGATAGTCGCAGTAACGGCACGCTTGTATGAATCCGTGATCTTTGGTAGATCAGCGTGTTCTAATACAGGCTGCCATTTTTTTTCGTAAGTTTCAGATAAATACATATCTATTTTCTCCCGTATTATTATTTGTTAGACAATTTAATGTCTTTTGTTTTACTAATAGCAGCAGCGTAAGCAGCCATTGCATTTGATAAATCACCGGAAGGTGATTCACCTGCCGCTACATTATCTATCTCATCATCTTGTTTAACTTCTTTTTTACCAAAGTAACTTTCTTTTATAGTAGATACTTTTGTTCTAAAGTCGTCTTCATTCGAATACTCAACTTCCTCAGCAAGTTTGTTAAACTTCTCCTTAGCAGTGTCAGCTAAATCTTCAGACGTTTCATCTATGATGTCTTGTCTTTTTAATTCGCCGTTTGCTTTGTTTAATTCTACATTCTTGTCAATTGATTCGTTAAGTTTCTTTTCAAGTTCTTCAATTTTAGAAGCTTGATCTTCAAGTACGTTGTACTTGTCATCTGGAACATCTATGTAGTGGTCTTCAAATAATTTTTTCAGTCCACCAATAAAGTCTTCAGCGATCTCGCCTTTAATACCTCTCTCAATAGCGATTTGGTTTTCTTTCATCCATTCCTCAACTACGTAGTTTAGGTATGAATCAACTTTTTCAACCATCTCAGCTTTGTGAGATTCAGTATTTTCTTTAAGTTTTTCTTCGTACTCGCCTTCTAATCTTTTTGATTCTGCTTTTACTTTTGATTTAATAGCAGCTTCAAAGATTGTCGCAGCTTTCGTTTTAAACTCTTCCGATAAGTCAGAGTCTCCTATTAAAGCGTCAACGTCCGATTTGATGTCTAAAGAATCTTCAGAAGATTTTTCATCTTCTTCTTTATGATAGCCAGCTTTCATCATTTTGTCTTTTTTATTACCGTGCATATCTTCGTCTTTTTTCATCTTGTTTTTGTCGTGCATTGCTTCTTTTTTAGAATCTTCTTTCTCATCAGCCGTTTCTTTTGAACCCTCTTTTAACTTCGGCATTGCGTCAGCAGCACCTTGGTTTTTTTGTTGAGCGTCACCAGAAACTTGTTTTACTTTTTTCGAAGCGTCAGGATTGCTGTCTGTTGGTTTAGTAACAGCAGGACCTAAGTCCTCAGCTTCACCTACTTTTTTCATAGGTTCAGCCGCTACAGCATTCTTTTTAGGAGCATCCGCTTGTGGATTAGCAGCGTTAGCTTCTGCCACAGCTTGTTGTTCCATCGCCTCAATCTTCTTTTCTGTTTCGGCCATTTGAAAGTCTCCTCTTAATTAAATTAAACGTTTAATTTAGTTTTGTAATAGATATTTATAAGATTATAGCTTTTTAAGAAATGATTCAAAGACTTTTAGTTTCTTGTCATCTAACTCAAATTTTTTCGCTTTATAAATTTCCATTCTCCAGGCTTCAATATCTTTTTCTATTAAAGCACCGTTTTCCCAAACCCACTCTTTTCCTTCCATAATTCCTTCTACGAAAGCGTCTGGAGCGCTAGGGTCTGCTACAATATCAGCGGCCGTAGCTAGATAAAAGTCATCTTTTACATAGTTTTTGCCACCTCTATTAATTAATGAACCCATACCACGACTTGACACTCCTAATTGAGCGCCTTCGTCAATAAGACCTTTAACGATCTTACCGTATGGTGTATTCATTATTTTTGCTTCACCAATAAAATTATCACCGTCTGGATAAAGTTTCGTAATCATATGGGAAACTCTCTCTAGGTTAACAGTTGGTCCGTCAGGATGTCCTAACTCACCAAATGCTCTTTTTTTATTGATAAATTCTTTATTATATCTACTCACTTCCTTTACCAAAATCTCTTTTGGATAAATTCTTCCATTTCTATTTTTGATGTTAGATTGTAAAAAGACACCTTTGATCTTGTAGTCTTTTTTACCATTGGCTTCTTCAACCAAGTATTCTGCTTGTGAAATTTCTTCTGATATTAATTTCATTTTTTCTCTCTCTTTATATTTATAAGAGTTTTTATCTAAACTCTACTATTATCGTGTAATTATCACCACTAGCAAAGTTCTTTGTTGACAATAATACATCACCTGTCGGTGTAGTAGCATTGTTAGGTATCTCGTCTCCTGATGGTCTAAAATCGAAGTGACCTTGACCACTTAAAAATATTGCTGTGGCATTAGCAACACCATCCCATATCAACTCAACAGCTGATTTAGGATTTGCTGTATTTACTGAAAACCAAAGTTTACTAATTTTTCTATTACCGTCTTCGGTCATAAAAGTTAATTCAGAAGCGTCAACTTTTTTGACTAAAGTTTCGCCAGTACCGTCAGAGAAGTTTGTAAGTTTTGCTACAAATTTGACACCTGAAGTATCTGCTATAGTTTGTGTTGTTACTGTATCAGCCATTAGTTTGTATATCCCGATTCTTTATGTGTTTCTAATACAATATTATACTTTGTAACATTTGAATCACTTGTTAAAAATATATTACCTATTGTATCTTCTATTTTAATTTCATCTGGTTTAAGGCCATAATTACCTCTACCAGAAATAATTAATTGTTTTGTAGTATCAATACTACCTCTTTTTTCAAAAAATAATGTTACTTCACCTGTACCTAATATTTCGTATTGTAAGTTAGCAATAGAAACTTTTGGTGCACTTGAAGCATTGTTAGACGCCTCAACATCTACAATCTTTTGATCTTCTTCACTACCTACACCATTAGCGTTAACAATAATCTTAAAATCATCATCAACTAATTTTGTAGATGTTATTGCCATTATCTTGGTGAAGATACTGCTGAACCTACAGCGTTACCTGAAGTTTCAATAGTATGAGATTCTTCTTTTTCAATTATTATACTATCACCAGCAGTTATTAAAATTACCGTACCGATAACGGTAGATGATTGTTTAACCGTAATTGTGTTAGAAGCTGCCTGTGTTTGTACTCTTACAAAGTGAGCTCTGCCAAAGTTACTAGCACTTATTTGAGCACCAGCAGATGTAGTAGCACCTTTGAGTTTC